TAGTTAGAACAGTTCCTAAGTTTCTACCAAATCCAAAATTTGATTTAGCTGACATACCAAACATAGAATGGACATCTTCTACCCAGATCTTACTAGACTTTAATGCTAGTCCTTCTGTATGTAGCCAATTCCATGTGTCACAAATACTATTCTTTTTTAAGTCTAACAAGGCAACGCTGTCTGGACTCTCTGAGTCCAGTACAGCGATTGCCCCATTAGTCCCTGGATCAATGCCTGCGATTAACATTAAGCCGAGGGTTCTGCATTACCGAATAGAGAGCCTTGTGTGGGCGAGGAGTTATTACCCATGATATCAGCTGCAGAGTTTGTAGTCCCTTTAGCTTTAGAGCTCTTATCGATAACTATACCAGTGTTCTTCTTAGCCCATCTATCTAATGCGCCAGCTTCTTTGTTTGCCTTGATTTCTTCAGCAGTCTTACCCGACTCGGCATTTCCAAAGAATTTGCATTCGTTGACAGGTTTAGTGTCCGCTGTCTCTACCCACTGTCCGTTACCACTTCTAACTCGTTTATTCTGTAGAATTTGGTGGACTGCAACTTTAACAGGTTTATTGAGCAATGCTGTAAGTACTGGAAGTTCAGTAGGAACATCTTTACCTTGAGCAAAGTCACGTACCTTAATAACTTTCTTTTCGACTTTGTTCATATTAGTATCTAAATCTTCACCTGTTACAGTGACACATAGAGATTTACCAGTTTGATATCCTGGCAGAGGTTGCTTTTTACCTTCTTTATTAATGTAAAAAGTTTTGTTACCTTTCTCGTTGCCGGATTTAATGCACCACTTATCTCTCATAGTTCCGGAGTTTCCCCCGTTCTTTTCGAGTTCAACATTTAACCAATAAGCTCCACCAGTACTTTGGGTTACATATGCCAGTTTAATAGTGGCGTCATATAATCCAGATTCCCAGAGAAAGCTACCTCCACCAGATCCTTCAATAGAGGGTTCTACTACGTCATCAGGAAGTTTCCATTCACTCATACGATTGTCCTTTCATAAATTAGCTTAAGTTATCATTCTTATTAGCTTCAACTCTTTGTTGAGCTATATATTCATCTAGAATTTTGGTAAATTCTTTAACACTACATCCTGGTTTTCTTTTCAAGGTTTCTGTTGCTATCTCTTGTACTACGCTGATTCCCATCTCGGTAGCAACATGTACCATCCTGTTAATTTGTGTCATTCGTGATTCATCTGTAGTGATTCTTTCACGAATCTCATCACGTGCATTGTCTGTACGTTCATCATTGCCTGGGTGACTCATAGTTTCCTTTCAGATTAAAATAGGCAGAGTCATGAGCTACGCAACTGTATCTGTGACTCTTTTAAGGGCGCATGCGCCTAGGACTAGCTCTTCACCCACCATTTTATTAATAATAGCTTCTAAGTTTATTAATTACATTTTGTAAATTGTTATCAATATAGGTTTCTTTTGTATCCCACATATCCATGGGTGCTCGCATCCGTTCATGTATTGTGTCTTTAGTTATTCTAGTTTGGAATAGATACTTAAATCCTAAAGCTTTCTCTTCAGGAGTAACGGTAAATAATTTAGATTTAGCATTAGCGTCATCTAATTTTTCTAGAGACATCTTTTTTGTAGATATAACGTTAGTAAAAAAGCTCTCTATACCTACGTTCTTCAAAGCGCCTTTAACCATTACTTTAGTTTCAGTAACAAGATCGGCTTCATTTTGAACGTCAGAAGTGTGAGCTAGAAATACTACGTTTTTAGTAGATTTAGCTACTACCTGAGACATTAATATTCTCATGTACTGATAGTATTCTCCCCATGCTTGCATGGTGTTCGTAGCAGTAAGAATCTTAGTACTTTCAAACATGTCCATAAGATAGGTTAAACTATCTATTACTATCGTATGAGTATCTTTCATTTCTGGTTTTGATGATTCTGCTTCAGCAAATGCCTGATATACTTGCTGAGGATCTGTAACTGTAAATTCTTTAAATTTTGCCTTAAATGGTAACTTTTTTCCATTTTCACAATTTAAATAAATAACTCCTTCAGGGTTATCTAATCCGCGTAAACTAGCCGTTTTACCTGTAGCTGATTTACCTGATACTAATACTAGATGGTCGTTTATCATTTATCCTCCCCTTTTAAAATTTTAATTTGTTCTTGAAGATTGTTAATTTCTAACTGAAGTTCTTTAATTTTTTCTTCAGATGAGTTATCAAATGTATTATCCCATTTACGGGAAGCTATGTCCCATAACGAAGAAAAGGCTTTTTTAGCCTGTGCTTGATCTTTATCTGATAGCCATATAGTCATGTTATAGTTTTCCTTTTCTGATATTCTTTACTAATAGATTTAACAGTACTGTTTCTAAATTGTTCTTCAGGTAAAGGAGTTTCTAATTTACTATTAAAACTTTCTAGTTTATCCACTATATCTCCTAATGCCATATCAGCATCCACTAATACCATTCCGTATCGATAGAGATGGTTAGCTCTATTACCTGTAGTTGTATGGTTTATGAACCAGCGCTCGATATTACCTACACCAGTAGCTGTAATTTTAGCTCGCATCTCATCGGACTTTTTAGTTTCTGGTATAAATAATGTTGCGTCAAGAATACTTCCTTGATTGTATTCATAATGGCCTGGGTGAGAGGCCCACTTCCTAGATATATCTTTAGCTGCTTCATCTACAGGAAATGGTAACCAGTCGAATACATTCTTCATAAACCTAGAATAATCATAAGTGCTTAATTTGATTCTGTGAGATAGTGGTAATATCAATCGGAATCTATTAGTTTCTTCAGTATGTCTTTTAGTAGTAGAGATTAAGAACGTGTAATCTTCTAGAAGTACTTTAGCAGTACTGATATTGACGTCACCATCGCAATCTAATATTAATAGATCGAATCCTGGTATTGCGTTCTCACTCTTACGATGCCCATTAATAAATGAATGAGCTGTGTAATGATATCCTTCAGCAGTAGTTAATTTATGTAATAAATTAAATGGTGGATGATCAGTTTGATAGTCATAAGCTATGTCTCTACTAATAGCTACAGTTAGCTTATTCATATCTGTCTCTATTAGAGTTTCTCCTTTAAAGAACTCTATATTATCTAATAGTCGTTTCTTGATTATAATATTATTTCTATACCCAAAGGACATGGCTAAACTCATTAGCTCATTTCTTTGGGCCTCTGATCCCTTGTAGAATGGAAGTTCCTCCATCAGTTCATGCTGAGTAACCTCGTTATCTACATCAGCTAGATAGTGAGCTAAACGCTCGTATGGGCCTTGTTTTCTCATTAGTTTATGGAATGCTTCTCCTGAGTCTTCAACTAGGCTAATTGCGTAATCTAGATGATCCTTAGTAATTTCTGGAGAATTGTCGGCATATGCGTAAGCGCCTGCTAGTTTCAGTGCTTTATAGTAACGATGGTTTAATTCAGCTTTCTGTATTGTCATGTGATCTTTTAAGTCATCTGCTAAATCTTCACATCTCATTTGGTATTCGATTAAGTGGATAGAATTTTTTTCTGACATTTGAAGAATTGTATTAATTGATCTTCTAGCAAAGCTTGCAAAGGTCTGTTGTATATCTGCTACTTCATCAGCTAAGTTCTGATCAATCATTTGTGCATAACGTGCTTCGGCAGATTCGTATTTAGTTCTATGACTTTCAGTTGTATACCCGAATAGTAATCTACGGGCATAACCAGTCTCTAAGAATTCTTTAAATTCTTCTTCAGTTTTACCTCCATCGAGAAGTTTTGTAGGTGTACCGAACATCATTAGATTAGTTGGGGTACTACCAGGTAATTCTTCTGATCTAACGCTTTCTTGCGTATTTTTAATGAGTTTTTGTTTAATTAAGCCTACGTCATATAATTCTAGGAATGCATTTAATACGTCTACATTTGAGGATAGGTTAGAACCTACTTCATCTAACTCTAGGTTCATTGATCCTGCAGCTGCTAATAATAGTTTTTCTCGCATTTGTTTAACAGCTGGAGCAGTTCCACTGTCGAAGCTAAATGCTAGTTCCCCTAGCTTATCAAAAGCTTTTTGAAACTCTCCTAGTTGAAAATCGCATTCTTCAGGTAAACTTCTTACAGTTTGCCCGATATTTACTTTCCAGGAGGCTTTCTCTTGAGCTAGGAACTGGAGATTCTTTTCAGCTTCTTTAGGGAATACGCTATTTAGAAAGTCCTTTTTAAAATGGGCTACAAATTCTCGTTCGAGGATATTAGTAGAATGTCCTTTACCTGTGCCAGATACCATTAGATTTAATACATAAGTGTTAACCGGAATAATATCTCGGTCATTAGTCTGAATATTACACCGCATCATAGATGCTACTTTAGATAAATAATATGCGGTTAATACTCTAAAAAAATGTCGGTTATCGTTATTAACTTTTCTAGTTAAGATATCTACTATTCTCTCCGCAAACGGATGGTATTTTTTCATATATCAGTTCCTTTCTTTGAACAGATTTCAGCTATCGTTAAATAGTTCCTACCATCTTTATAGTTGTCTTCTATATTTGGATTCCATGCGGAGCGCACAATCTTTAATAAATCCATCTTTAATGAATATAGATGAGGAAGATTTACATTACCTGATTCTTTAGCATATTGATTAAGGGTTTCACACATAGTTGCCCATGTTTCAAAACAACGTTTAGGAGGGCCATATTTGGATTCTCTATCTTCCAAGATTTGCTCATCGGTCATTTCATGATCGTCCATCTTTATTCCCTTCTAGTTCATTTAAAAATTCTACGGCTACTTCTACTAGTACAGGTTCTAGTTCTTCATCTGTGCACCCTTCTAGTATTACTCGTATGTACTTTAGTTTTTGTTCATTGCTTAATGGCATTGGAAGCCTCCTCTTCCTTTATTTCTTCTGTTTTTAAAGTAACGCTGTCGCTTTCTGAAATCACATCTACAATACCTAAGTTACTAGCGTTGTCTAACTTAGATACCCATACGGGAGTATTAGCTTTCATAGTATGATCTCTATAGAATTCTGATTGTGAATCGTCTGGAGCTACAAATGATTTTTCTAGACAGTCTTTACACACTTCAAGAAATTGAGCTACAGTTACTTCTTCCATTTGTGGCACAAATGCTAAATCAGTATGGTACCCGTAATAGCTATGAGGATGTGCAGGACTGCCAAATACAATAGAAGGGAATTCAACATATACAGGTAAACCTGTACGTTCTTTACTTAATGCTTTAATTAAACTCCCTAGAGTCATTTGATATTCTGCTCTATGTTTTTTCCTTTTAGGCATGATATTTCTAGCCATGGTTCTGATTTCATCTTTGATTTCTACTTCGTCTTTTTTATTCATAACAGTCCTCTAGTTAAAGTAGTGCCCTTGGGCGGATTCGAACCACCTACCACCGTTCTATCAACAGTTGCTCTGCCAATTGAGCTACAAGGGCATGCTATTTACACCCTTGTAGTAGGGTTAATTTTTAGATCCGTTATTGCCATATTTCTTTTTTAATATATCTATACTAGTTTGCGGTAAGTAATTTGGTTCTAATTTATCTGGACAATCTTTTTTATCAGTTTCTTTATTAAATTGAATCACTATAAACTGATCATCATTATGAAGCTCGACCCATTCCTTTAATGGGCAAGTTTCTATCCATTTTTGAAATTTTTTTAAGGACATATAAGATCTCCTAAATAAGAAATAAGGACATCTATAACTGCATAAATACTCTCTTTTTCTACACGTTGCCGTATGATACATAGCTGGTACTATGTTTGAGTATTATCAAAGCTAGGCTATAGATGCCCCCCACCTAAAACTAATTGTTATTTTAATTTTTTTGCTTTTTGATACTGTTCGTTACTCTTTTTTCTACGACTAACTCCATAGCAATAAGAGCCACAATATTTTGCATCTTGACTGGCTTTTACCACTTCTTTATTGCATATCACGCAATTGATTTTATATGTGGGTAATTGTTTTTTATATTTTCGTTTTTTCCAGGGTTGAAGTCCTTTTTTAACATAAGGATTTGGATCTTCTAATTTAAACCCACTCCACCATTGACGTTCTGTAGG